GTTAGAAGTTCAGGCGGAAAAAGATAGAGCAAGAAGACTTGTAGACTCACAAGAGGCAAGGGCTACTTTTAATCAACAAGGATATCAGGCTTTAGGAGAGGCCGCAATGTTAGGATTAGAACAAACAAAATTATATCAAACAAGCTCTGAAGATAAAAAATTACAAAAATTTCTAAAACAAAATAATATAACCCTCTCAGAATATGCCGCAGACCCAGCAAAATACGCTGAAGACTTTAGAGTATTTTCATTAAGTGACAAAGAATTTGATGCAGAAATTGAAGCTGACTTAGAAAAACAGCAGGGTGAATCGGCAGAAACAAACTTTTATGCCACTGAAGAAGGGCAAAGACAACTTGGGGCTGAAACTGATATGGAGTTTAGAAGAAAACAAAACGAGGAGCAAAGGGCTGCTGCTTCTTCTTTAACACCTCAAATGGAAGGGCAAATAAACGTAGTGCAGTCTCCGTTGATGCAAAGTATTTTTCCAACATTTGAAGAGACAATGGCTAAATATGGAATAACTCTTCCGGAACAACCGAAGACATATACAACTATAAATTAATAAAATCATGGCAACAAAACAACAAATTGATTTTAGCACATATGTAGAAAGAGACCTAACAAAGTCGGTAATAGACTGGAGCACTATATCAAAAACATTATCAGACGATTTAATAAAGCTAAAAGAAGATCGTGAAACCAAAAAAGCTGAGATAGAAAAAAACACTATTGAGGCTGATACTATTTTAAATACGTTAGAGCAATATGACAATGCTGATTTAGGTTCATTAGCAGAATTTTTAAGAGTACAAAACGATTTGTTTAAAAGAGGTTTGATATCTCAAACAGAGTTTGCTCAAGCAAAGCAAAGAGTCTTAGCTGACTGGAAACAATTTTCAAATGTTTCCAAACAATGGAATGATGATTATGCAGAATATGTAAAAAGAATTGATAATGGTGAAGCCTCTAATTTAGAACAGTGGCTTAACGAACAAAATGTTGCCTTCGGTAACTTAGAAAATATTCAGGGGTATGTAAACCCGCAAACAGGAAGATTGTCTTTAGTAGAGGTTGACCCAGCTACAGGAAAGCCCTCAGATGATCCAGGTAAGCACGTTTCTATGAACACAATTAATACCAGGTTTAAAACTCAGTACACTAAGATTGACCCAATACAATATGTAAAAGGAACAGTAACTGAATTAGGGGTATTAGTAAAAGAAACTTTAGGAGATAGACAACAGGTAAATTCAAGAGAAGGATATGGTACGTTAAGAAATGAGGAAGGTTTTCAAGAACAAATGAGAAAGCAGGTCAGAGGCTTATTAACTGACAAAGCAGTAGCTACATTAGCAGGGTCACCAAGTATTGGGGCGAAGTATGTTTATGCAGGTACTCCTGAAGCAGCAGAAGTAAATGAAAATACTGAAGATGTAGTGGTAATGAAAATAGTTAATGGACGTCCAGTATTAGATACTGATGCTGTTAATAATGATAAGATAAAGAAAAAAGTAGAGGACTTATTATATGGTCAGGCTATGTTACAGTTGGATGAAAAGTATGAGGTAAGAAAAGGATTTGAAAAACTTTCATCTGATGTAGACCGATTAGTAGACGAAGAAATACTAAGCTCAATAAGTGAAAGAGAATTAAATGAAAGAAAAGTTGCGGTATCAGAGGCATTGAAAGACAATACGATTGATGCAACTCAAGCTAAAATTTTAAATGATAAATTAAATACAGCTATTAAAGAAAAACAAGTAAATGCTAACATAGCAAATATTAATTCTTTAATAGATGATAGAGAGTTATCAGGACTGCAAAGAACACAGCAAATGTTAATTAATGCTGACATACAAAACAGAACTTTAGAGTTAAAAGAAAAAATAAATAAAGAAGCTGAAACCGCAAAAATAATTCCTTATCAATATAGAGATGGTAGCGCTACCGCAATGTATGGAGATTATGAGGGTACAGGAACTGCATATTTAAAAGAAGAGCTTGGAGATAATATTAGAACACATATGCGTGGAAATACCGCAAACTTTGCCGCAGTCCCTATGGCAGGAGCCTTGATGATTGGTGGTCCACCAGCAGCTTTAGCAGTTGGATTAGGCTTTACTATTGGTGAATATGTAACTAAAGATGCAGTAGATGAAGTAACAAATGCTTTAGGAACCTATATCAGCGGGACTATGGACCCTAACTTAAAAAACAAATTGTTAGAGTCGGGGCCTATTGACGCAAGATTTGGGCTAACAAATGATGGAAAAATAGACGCAAGTAAGTTAATATTTGATGTGGGAGGACAAGAATTTGAGTTCCCTCCAACAGAAGAAGGTCCAGCAAGAGATGCAGCGTTAAAAATTATGTCATCAAATGGTATAAAAACATCTGCAATGAAGCAATGGATGGATAAATTTATTATTGACCCAATGACATTAGCTGGTATTGCAAATCAAATTGCAGAAAAAGAAGAGATAGAAGGACAAGAAGCAATTTCTTATACTGAATTTGTTGTTAAGTTTGGTGACATGGCTGCAAACCAAGAAGAGTATAGAAAGTATCAAGAAGACCCTGCCAACTATGTACCTCCAGGAGCCACAGAAACAGAAGAGGTAGTAGTGGTTGAAGGAGATAATGTATTTGAAGAGTAATAATGGATCAAAAAGAACAGTTATATAATCTTTATCTTAAAAATAACCTTATAACAGATAAGGTAACTTTGAAGATGTGGAATACAATGTCTCCGAGACAGCAGAAGGAAATTTATAATATAGGTAAAAACAAAGGTTTATTTCAAAAAGTTCAATTAGAACAATTTACCTCGTTATGGGAAGAGCCTGTAAAAAAAAAAGACGATTCAGACTTATCTGGTCAAAATCAACAGGAGACTTTGGAATCAGATACTACAATTCAGGAGGTGGGTGGTTCATCGGCTTTACCAGAACAAACAGTTGAGGTAGAAGATTCTCTTGAAGTACAAGTTCCAGAAGGAGGTCAGGGAGTAGAAGTAGAGGAAATAGAAGTAGGAACACCTACAGATGTTTCTGAAATTGAAAGTGTTGAAGTTCCTACTGTTGCAGAAACCCCACGCTACAATCCATACCGTACGCCACAAGACTTACAAGTAAAAGAAAAAGACACAGCAATAGAAAGAGCTTTTGGTAAAAATTTTCTAACAGATTTTTTTGGAGACTTATATAGGTCAGGTTCGGCAGGGATTGCTCAAGGAGCCACTCTTGATGAGTCTTTAGAATTATTTGCAAAAGGTCAAAATGTAACTGACCAAGACATACAAGAGTTTATACAAGCTCAACAATCATTACAATCAAGAGGAGAGTCTGATGAAATGAAAGACTTTAATCGTATTTATCAAAGTGAAGGAGGAAGTCTTTGGGGTTTTATTAAAGGAGTTGTAGCTAACCCATCTGTAGTTCCTCAGATTTTTGTTTCATCTACTACACAATTATTAAACGCATCTACCATAGGAGCTGGTATTGCCGGTGGTGCGGCTGGATCATTTATTCCTATAATAGGAACTTTAGGGGGCGCAATGGGAGCGGCAGGAGCTACATTAGAAACAGGAATTACATTTGCAGAATTATTACAAAAAGAATTAGAGGAAAGAGAGTTAGATTTTACTACTGATAATGTAAGAACAGTATTAGAAGACGAAGAAGCACTTAGCTCTATTAGATATAAAGCAGCAGGAAGAGGATTGGCTATCGGTATTATAGAAGGAGCTACTGCTCGTTTAGCAAGCTCTGTAGGAGCAAAAGTTTACAGAGGGGGTCCGTTAACTACAGGAAGAAAGTTAGGAGCTTTAGGAGCTGGTTTTGGAGTTGAGGCAGTTGGAGGTTCAACAGGAGAAGTTGCTGGTAGATTAGTGGCTGGGCAAGAGATGGATGTAGCCGAGATTGGGTTTGAAGGTATAGCTGGTATGGCTACCGCTCCAATTAGTGTTGGTTATGGTATATACAAATCACCAAAGTATTATATTAATAAAAAGAATGGTGGTGAAGAAATGTCTCAGACTACAGCAACTACTATGGAAGACTTTGTAGAAAATGCACCTGATGAAGATTTTGCTAAAGCTGAGTTAACAATAAAAAATAATCCAGAGCTTGAGGCAAAGGCTAAAAAAAGAAAAGATGATTTACATGAGAAAGCAGTAATAGAAGGGCAGCTAAAAAGAGCCGGAGTAACTGACCAAGCAAAGATTGATGAAATACTACCACTGCAAAAAAAGTTAAACGAATTAGCTGAAGATACTGGAGAAGCATCAAAGCTAAAAAGAAGTGAGATAAAACAACAAATTAATGATATAATACAAAGACAAGATGCCGTTCAAGAGCAAAGCACAGATGCGGTGGATGGCGAAGTTCAAGCCACAGATGTTCAAGAAGTGGATGAGCGAGGGCAAACCACCGAAGAATCTACAAGAGAGGAGCAACAAATCACCGAAACCACCGAAGAGACAGAAACAGAGAAGACGGAAGTAACTGAAGCTCAAAAGAATTTTGATAAAAGGTTAAAAAGAAGAAATAGCAGTATTAAAAAAGTAAATCCTAATTTTAAAACTCAAGGCCCAAAGGTAGGAAAAAAATATAATGAAGGAGATATTGTTGAAGTGCAAAATACAATGGACCATGAATCTTATAACGCAGAAAGAGATGGAGATGGGTACACAGTTTTCACTCGTATAAATGAATATGCAGAATTTACAGACGGTAAGCAAACTAAGCGTGCTAAGGTTGAAACAATGCGTTTTAAAGATAAAGAAACAGCAGACAAATATATAGCAGACCAATATCAAGATGTATTAAATAGAGCAAATGAAGATGTTCGTAAAGCACAGGAAAGACTTGATAAAGCGCAGGAAGGAGCTCAAGTAACACAACAAGATAGAGTAACTGAAGTTACTCCTGAGCCAGAGAAAAGACCGGAGACTAAAAGACAAGCACAGCCTGTAAGAAAGAAAATAAAAGGCAGTAAAAAATATGAAATAGAAGTAGATGCGGAAGGCAAAGCTCAAGTGGTAGAAGCTAAAACAGGAAGGCCAGTAAAAGATGTAAACTCAATTAAAAGTCAAGCAGTAAGAAACGCTTTACTGCAAGAGGGTATTGATGTAAACGAAGGCAGAACTGCTGGGCAGATATTTAAAGAAAATAATCCTGATACAGATATAAGCAGCCTAAGGGAAGACCAAGCTGATGATATAATTTTAGAAAGTGAAAACGTAAGAGAAGTAGCTGAGGCTATAGAAACAGAAAAAAAAGTAGCTAATGAACAAAGACAGGATCAAATAGAAATAGAATCAATAAATGAGTTTGAAACTATTAAGCTCACTGAAGAAGAGTGGGCGCTCTTTAATGATAAGGAATATCTAACGCCACAAATAAAAAGAAAATATATAATAAAAAAAGCAATTGAAGGGTTTGACAGTCAAATAGCTGAAATAGCTGAGCGTACAAATCAAGATTCAGACGTTGTAATGGATAAGTTTTTTGAATATGCTATTAACAATCCTACCAGACGTAACATTTCTCGTGCAAAGCAAGCTCGTACCTTAAAATTAAATAACTTAGAAGCTCGGTTTGAAGAGCTAACAGGATTAAAACCTACACAAAAAAATATAGAAGCTGTATTAGGTGTTGACCCAGACAGAGAGTCGTTACAAGATATAAGATTAAAAGAGGAGGTTCAGCAAAAAGAGATGCTGGATAAAGGTGGTATTGCTCCTGTAAGTAAAAAAGGAAGAGGTGTTCCTGCTAAAAAAATAGTAGAGGGAACTAAGAAAAAGAAAGAGGTTACTGTGGATGAAGCAGAGGCTTTGAAAGACCAGATAAAATTAGAAGGTAAGGCAGCAAAAGAAGCAGATAGAGCTGCTAAGAAAAAAGAAAAGATAGATAGCACTATAAATAAATTAAGAAGAACAGCAAGAAAAAATATAAAAGGAAAGATAGGAGCAGACCAAACTTTAAATATATTGTTGGAAAGAATGTTAGCGGTAAATCCTAAAATAGTGCCTGCAAGTGTGATTGATAAATACCAGTCTATTGTAGAAATGTTAGGCAAAAGAAAAGGAACTTTAAATCTTCAGGACATAAATAAATTAAAAAACGAGGTAGCTGAAATAAATAAAGTATTAGATGAAGAATATTCAATAGCTGGTGAATTAGCGGAAAGGTTTGAGTATTTTAAAAGAACAGATTTTAGTGTTACAGAAAACACATCATATGAAGCTGTGTTAGATAAAATGCTTGAGCAAGGAGAGATTACTCAGGATGAAAAGAAATTAATGGAGAAATATAAAAACCAAATAGCTCCAAAAGAAAGAGTGGAAAAAACTCCAGAAGCAATTCAAGAAGAAAAAGAAGCTGCTATAAAAAACATTGAAAAGGCTGATAACACAACTAAAGTACCAGAAAATTTAAGCTCAGACCAAAAAGGTTTAGTTAGAAAATTTAGAAAACTTTTAAGAAATAAAGAAGTGTTAATGATGATGGAGCCATATGAATTAAAAAATATGGTTGGATTATTAGACAATGTTAAAAATGGATATGTTCCTCACTTATTACAGCTATATACTACATCTATGCAAGCAAAACTTGCTGCGATGGAAAAGTCAGCGCCAAGTATTAAAAAAGGAAAGATGTTGCCTTTCACTAAAATGTATGCTAACTTTAAAAATTTATTTACAAAAAAAGGCGCTGTACTTGAGGCAATCAGAAGAAACCCATTAGCATATATAGATCAAATTTTTGGAGACTTTAAAACTAAAAACTTATACGAAGCTATATTTGAGCCAACAGCTAAAGCGCAATCAAGATATGCAACAGCTACAAAAGAAATTAGAAATAAATTAAACAAAGCTAAGAATGATGTGTTTAAGTCTTTTGGTAATGACCCTAATAAAACAACACTATCAGCTTATAAGCAGCAACTATATTTATTACAAAGAGAGTTTGAATCTAATCCTGATAATAAATTTGTAAACCCAGCTATTGACGTATTGAAAGCCACTATAAAGGCTATAGATGAACAAAAAACTAATTTAACAGAGAAAGATGCAGCAGCATTACAGGATATATTAGAGAAGTTTCAAACTGAAGATGGTAAAAGTATTGATAATGAAAAATTATTTAACTCATTTAATGATGCAGAAAAGGCCAGTATTAAAACAGTAGATGAAATAAATGCTGCAAATGAACCTGCGGCTGTATTTACTGCGTCAACTATTAGGGGTAATTCTTTTAATGCTTTAAACAACTATGTTCATCATAACGTATTGTTTACCGCAGAAGCAGATAGTGATGCAACAGCTCCTGACTTTGTAGGTAATTACATGAAGGGATTAAAACCATCAACAAAGGGACAGTCTTTAATTAAAAGAACAGGAGATGTAAACCCTTTAAACTTTGATGTTTATTCATCTACCAGAAAAGGAGCAGAATATGTTATGTTAGATTATCATATGACAGAACCTATCCGATTAGCCAGAAAAACTATAAATGAAACTAAAAAAATATTAGAAGCAGAAGGTCGTATACCTTCAGAGCAAAGAGAAATGATTAATGCTTTGGAAAGAGCTTACGAAGAGGTTAATAAAAATGTATTAACTAATGACTTTGGAGAAACTACTTTGGCTGATAGGGCTGCCGATTTTATGTCTCGTCAGGGTTACAGAACTGTATTAGCCGGAACTGGAAGGTTTGTTGCAGAATTATTATCAAACATAGGCATGGCATTGTTTGTAGATCAAGAGGCTTTTCAAAATGGTATGAACTATCAAGAGTTTATATTTAGTGATGTTGGTGCTAAAATTATGGATAATGTAGGTAGTGCGCAAAAAGACAGAGTATTTGCCGAAGGTTTAGCTGGTAGATTTGTTGACCCTAATGTTGTTGAAAGAGCAGAAGGTGGTGCAGGAAACCAAATAAATAGCGATATACAAAATAAAGTAAAACAAATATGGAGTTTTGCAGACCAGAAATGGTTGGGTAATGTTGAAAGAATAGCTGACTATTTAATATCAACTCCTGATAAGGTAGTTATGAGACCAATGTGGTTTGGAAGTTTTGCAAAAGAGTTTAGAAGCATCACAGGACAAGATGTTGATTTTAATAAAATAGCTGAAGGAGACCAGGAATATATTCAGGCAAACCAAGAGGCTATTGATGCAGCAACTAAACAGGCAGATGAGGTTACTACATACATAGGTGCGGCAGACAATCCTTATATGGGTATACTAAAAGGAACGTCAAAACCTAATGATAGTGTATCTAAAAAGGCTTTCAATAATTTTAATAACTTTATGACGAGGTTCTTAATATTTGAATTTGTTACTGCAAGATCAGCTTTGCAAGCAATAACAGGAAGCGAAAGTAGATTAACACAAGAGCAAGGAGCTAAGATATTAGCTGGTGTTACAACACGAATGGTAACATACTCGCTTCTATCATCAATGTTGGGCGCTGGGTTATTAGGATTGTTCTTTGAGGATGACGAAGAAGATAAAAGCCTGGATAAACAATTTGGTCAAGCATTAGGGCAAACATTTACTTCTTTACTAATAGGTAGAGATTTTGGTAATGCTGTAAAAGCAATACTAAATATAGGAGTAGAAAAATTTAATGAATCTCACTTAGAGTTTTTGCGTGATGGTGAGTATGACCCTTATAAAGACTCATTACAATATTCTGTTTTACCAAAGAAGCAACAAGGTCAGGGTATAACAATGGGTGATTTGCTTTTAAGGTTTGGAGGTTCTTTTGGACCTGCACTATCTACAGCAGATTTAATTGTTCGTAAGGTAAGCGAGCCTGCTCGTAAAACTCCAGAGGCAAGAGAACGTCAACTTAATGAGCAGTTAATAAGGATGCCTTTAGAAGTTGCTGGTAACTTAGGATTGATACCTATATATAAAGATGTTAGAAAGGTAGCAATACAAGAGATATATAAAGATTTAAGAAAAGCTAAGAAATCTAAATTTAAAAAACGAAGCAAAGAAGAATTAGAAAAGATTAAAAAAACAAACCCAAGATTGTACAAACAAATTATGCAAAATAATCCTGAGGTTTCAAAAACAAATAAAAAGAAGAGTGAGTACGATACATATATTAGAAACCCAAGACTTTGGAAACAAAAGAATCCAGGAAAGCCTATACCAAAAAGACCTTAGCTATGGAAAACTTTGATGAGAATTTATGTATGCATTACACTTATTCTTTGCTAACAGGAAAAGATACTTACGAAAACTTATTAGAAAATGTGGATACTTTATACCTTCTTTACAACCCAGATAGACCGATGGAAGAAATAGACGATAGCGTCTATGATGCTTTATTAGATTACTTTATTCATGTAGAAGACTATGAAAAGTGTAATGATATATTAGCAGCAAAAGAATTAGCTAAACTTATAACTCTAAATTAATTTCATCAATAGATGTTATATGATCTTTGTGGCTTCTATTCCTATTATATTGAGCAACTAAATCACTCTCAAAATTTTTCTTGTAATTTTTTCTTTCAGCCTCTAATTTATAAAAAGAGAAAGCATTCATACCAACAACGTGGGCATCAGTAGGAAAAAAATATTTCCACCCTTTAGACCTTCCTCTATTAATGTAGTAACAAAAAGCTACCGCTAATTTACCAGTATTTTTTTTGAAATTAACTACAGCTGAATCATCAGATGTTGGGATAATTTCATCAACACTAAAGGTTTCATTATTTATATTACCCTGTCTTGATGTGTTTGAAAATCTTTCTGCAACAGTATTACAAAAAATATTTAATTCTTTAGCTCTTTCTTTATTCATAACGCAGTTCGTATATTTTAGCCTTTCTGGAGCTGCTGGTTATTTTACCGTTGATGTTTCGGGTAGGTGCTTCGCAAATTAATTTACGATTAACCTTAGTAGTGGTTTCTTGTTTTTTCATGTATTTGGGATTTAGTGAGTTTAATTTTCGTTTTTTCATGATGGCCAAATGATTATCATATTTCGTCAGTTAGGGATTGTATTAAGTCTGCCAATATTTTAATAAGTTCTTGAGCATCTTCTTTAGCCTGGTCATGATTTCTTTCCATTAGGTTTTCATAAAGCTCGTCTCCAAACTTATGAACACTGTCTGTAACATAATTAATATGACTTATGGTTGATGTATCTTCAGGCGCTACTCTTGGCATTTATGTTTTGTTTGATCCAAATATAAAAAATTATCTAACTTATCCTAATTATTTAGGATTTTTTATATAACAATTTAAGTTTATTAAATCAAGGTACTCATCCATAGTAATTAAACTAATGTCTGTTAAGGTAGTAGAACCGTCTTTATTGCTCACTAATTCTAAAGCAAAAGTTATAGGGTCTCCAATAGTTTCAACAATAACTCCACCTAAAATGTAGGAGCATAAATCGTTAGGAGGGAATGAATCTATATTCCTCTCAATATATCTCGCTATTTTTAATCCTGTGTATAGGTCTAATTCCTGAAGGCTGTCAATAAAAAAATCTTCAACCTCATACTTAGCCCCTGTATACTTCTGTTTTAACCCCATGCTTTTGTAATTGTTCAATTCTAAATTTTTGCAATTCCGAAAGTTTCCCGTTGGGTTTTTTTATTTCTGAGAACAACACATTACAATCTTTTGGTATAGCTATTAAATCAGGTATTCCATTCTTATTTGTTACAGTAAGTTTTATAACGTAGTACCCCTCTTCTTCTAATTCAGCTATTCTTTTATTCTGAATTTGTTGTTCGGTCATACTACAAATCTAACAAATCTCTTTTAAAATGAGTAAGGGTGTAATCTTTCTTTTTAACAACTGTTTTGTAAATATCTTTTTCAATTCCGTCCTCGCTGAATATCCAGAATATTTTATTTGACAGTCTATCTTTAGTGGTCATGCGGTCTCTACTTTGCCAATAAGAGGTTGCGCTAAAATCTATATTGTAATATACTAAAGCCTCAGCTTTTTTTAAACTTATACCTTCTCTTCCACTAACAATTTGTAGGGCTATTGATTTATTGGTAGAATTAAATTCTTCTAAATCATTCGTTATCAGGTCTTTATAAACAGACTTGATTGCATTATACTCTTCTTTAAATTTATAAAATATACCGATCTTTTGTTTCTTAAAATACTTCTTTATAAATTTTGCTTTTGAATTATCTACCACCATAGAGTTACCACTTTCAAACTTTACTGTACCAGAACATAACTGATGAACTTTTGACATAAGTTTTACTCCAGTATCTGCAAGTATTAATTCATTATCTCCTTGAATTATTCTGTCCCTCTTAATTTTTTTAATTAAGTTTTGACATACAGAGCTTAATTTAACATACAACACTTGCTCTTCAATAGTGGTTTTAAAACCTGCCATTTTTTGTGAGTAATTAAGTTTATATGGGGACATTTCATCTATAATGGTTTTCAATCCATGACTATAATCTCTAATATATATACTGTTAATATACTTTTGTTTTACGTTTACATATTGTTTACTAAAAGAATAAAAGTTTTTACAGTGTTGAAATGGGTTGTTTGGAATCCCATAAACCTGATGATACATTTGGCTGTAGGACTCTGGAGTAGGTGTACCGCTTAAAAGTATTACAAAAGGATTTGACCTTCTAATAATCTCTTTAACTTGCTTTGCTCGTTTATTTGGTTTGGGGAAAGCACCTAAGGTGTGGGCTTCATCGCAAACAACCAAATCCCAACCGGTCTGTTTAATTTTGTGTAATGATTCATAATTAATAACCTCTATAGAAAAATCCGGACTAAGTTTGTAATAATCATCAACAATACTACTAATAGCTTTTTTCTTAGTTATAAACAAAACCTCTTGACATTTAATTAATGTAGCTATACCTAAACTCGTTAAAGTTTTTCCAGTTCTAACCTCCATAGCTAAATATAAAAAGCCGCTTGATCTAATAATATTTACTCCTTTAGATATAATATCTAACTGGTAGTCTCTAAACTTCATCATCTATTTCAGGAAATATTATCCACCTTCCACCTAAGTCTCTACCCTCCTCCGGAGTTGTATTGTATTTATATAAACAATAAGAAAACAACCATTTATTAAAAGCAATACGAGATATAGTATACTTTGATTTAGGGGCAAAGTCTGGGTTCTCTTCTATAAAATCACTATATAAATCTAATTTATATATACGTTGATTAGATTTTAATTTTTCGTTAGGAGTAGAGCTTGCTAACAAACCACACCACTCTACAAATTCATGTGCTGTTTCTGCTGATAGTTTTCTAATTTTTAGATTAACAAATTCACTTTTTAAAAGACCAGTTAATAAATATCCTTGTAAACAATTAATCATATAGTTATCAAACTGGCACCACTCTTCATCATCCCAGTCTCCAAACATTAATCTACCAAACTCTACTAATGGGGTGAAATCTTTAGTGTAATGTTGCGATAGTTCTAACTCCCACTTTCTTCTTTCAAAACTTGTTCCCTTACCTTTGATAGCATAATTAGTAGTGATAGCTACTTTAGGAGATTTAGAAAAGGGTATTTTAATTGCATCTTTGTTTTTCTTTTCAAGAGTTAATCCTTCAGTTACTACACTAAACAATCTTTCAAAATCAAAAGACTTTTTTACATCATCAAAACATAATATCTGTGTGTCTGCCGATACTAACTGATAAGCAAACGACCTTTCAAAAGTAAAAGACTTTCCATCTATTACAACCAGCTTTTTCATTTTAGCTAAGCCATTCATAAACAAACCTTTTCCGGTACCCCCCTCTGGGTTATCAGAAATAACTTCGTCATTTAAAATAGTAGCCGGACAATAAGATAAATTTTTATAACCATGCATTAAAAAACCTATAGTAGACTCCATTGATCTAACTCTGCTTTCATCTTCTCCACATATGTTGCTAATAAAAGTTTTGTAATCACATTTTTGAACGTGACATAAAGTGAACTCCCTATCTATAACGTGGTCTTTCCAAACATATCCACCTAAGTCTAAATAGTCTATTAGATTAATTTCATTGTGCGTTATTTTTACAGCACAATTCATAAAGTATAAATAAGCTGTGTCTTTTGTATCTTCTATAAAAAATACATCAATAGAAGATAAAAGGGTTAAAAAGTCTTCTCTAAAATATCTTGTGTTTTCAGCAAAGTAATTATATATACTTATATCATCTAATTGTAATAAATATTCTAATACAAAATCTTTTATTTCTTTTTCGCTTGTATGGTCTATTAAATTATTAATTACCCTAACAAATACATAGTTTTTACTACCCTCAGGATTAAATTTATAAAATCCATTATCTTCTAAAAAGTTTTTAAAATAGTAATGAATTATTTTAATTTTTCCCTTTTCACTTTTTTCCCAAAATTTATTTTCTGTTTGCTCTTCTTCTAATTTGTTTATGACTTGATCTATATTTTCTTCATCAATTTTATCATTTTGTATATGGCACTTAATCTCTGTTTTATTTACACCTCTTCTTAATTGTTGCTTTATAAGATTTACTTTATCTTCATCCTCATAATACTTAGTACCAAAGTTGTGTGTGTTAGCATAAGCTGAGCTTATTGTTCTGAGTATTTCATTTCTATTAAAATCTTTGGAGTCAAAATTACTCATAACAAACTCTGCTAAAGTTTTAGGAACTCCAAAGTCATTAAAAGCTGAGGCCAAAATAAATACATTATTATTTCTTTCTCCATTTTTAAGACCATACTTTTTTTCCCACCATTTTACAAGTATCTCTACTATTTTATTTTCATCAGTAAGTGGTATTGTTGGCTTGTCTTTGTATTTAATTTTTTCTACATACTCTTGTTCTTCTATTTTATCCCAAACACTTGAGTTTTTTGCTACATAAATTAAAGGGTCGTATGATTCATAACATACTCTTGAAATATTTTTTGACGTTACATCAAAGTAGTCTGATTTAAAAAATTTTTTTAGTGAATTAAAATAATTTTTATGATTGTCTACATCCTTAGGTATTTTAACTAACACCTTTAAACCTTTACCGCTTGGGGATATAAATACAGAATAAACGTATTTAATTTTAGTTAATCTTTCTTTTTCCTGGAGCAAGTCTTTATTTGTTTTATACCCATCAAAGTCTAAACAAATTAAACCGCTATGCTCTATTAAAGAGGCATCATTTCTTTTCTTAAATTTACCACTAAAGCATACAGCCGGTAAAGTCTTTTTTAGTTTATTCCTCTCTTCTTTATCTTTTTCAGAACGTATTTTTTTTACAGCATCTTTTGATGCTCCTTCTTCAATTCTTTTAAGAACTACCTCAACATTTCGGTAAAAAGGCTGAGACGTATCTTTTATATCTTTAAAAATAGTTATCTCCATTGTTGTTTAAGTAAAAAAAAGGGGGCATAGCCCCCTATGATTAGAATGGCAAATCAGGATCGCCAGAGTCAGTAGTTACAGCCTCAGCCTTTGGCTCAGGTTTCCAAGTGTCAACAGCTACATAATGAGTCTTCCCATACTCATCAGCTTGTTTCTTCTTTTGTACGTTTAATTTGATGTATTTTTTACCACTATACTCAAATACGTGCTCTTTAGGTAAGTCGCTTAAACATAAGCTGCAAGAAACAAGGTTACCATCAAACTTTTCAGTACCACTTCCTACATAAATTTTATCTTCCATATTTTAATGTATTTTAATTTCATGTTCCAAAATTTCTAAAACGTCAGTCATTAGCTTTTGCTTTTCTTGCTCGTTTTTCATAGTAGTTGGAACTTCTACTATAAATATATCTCTTTTCCAAGATAGCTTAGAAAGATAATGTTTTATTACCTTTAAAACAACCTTTAAAGTAAAAAAGATTTTTCTATGCCAAGTAATATTTCTATAGTGTTTCATATATTATGTGTTGATTAATATCTTCAGTAGAATTTTCACTAAAAAAAGTATTGTAAATAAATATTGCGTTTTCTACTTTCTCTTTTCCATTTTTTAAAAAATCTTCAGAAGGAACGTATAACCCTAATTGTAAAGTATTTTTATCTACAACGTAAAAATGAACTGGTTTATTAAATAGTTTTTGATAGATATATGCTTGACTATCATAGTTATATCTATATGCTGATGATCTAAACTTAGTTATATCTGAAGTGGTTTTTAAATCTATTATTTTATCTTCACAAATAATATCTGCCTTTCCCTTCCAGTCTAATCCCATAATATTTTTTACTGCCGGAACTTCAAATTCATTTGAAGGATGATAAATTTCCTCTGCCATATCCATATTGCTTTTTATAGTTAATATAGCTTTATCAATATCATCTTTCTCTTTTTGTAGCAATAACATCTGACCATGCTCCTCTACTAATTCTTTATATTTTTTAGTATTTCTACTGTTTACATCTGCTATTATAAAATTTTGTATCTTTTCAGGTTCTAATATAGCTGTATGAAAGTATCTACCTTCCAGCATAGCCTTTGTTTGTTCTTTAGGAACTCTAAATTGTAAAGGGTCGTTTAATAGTGTGTATATATCCGAATTAGATAGCCACTGCTGACCATACTCTCCATAGTAAAAAGAATCGTCTTTTAATTTTTCTAAAATACCTATCATTTTATATGCTTAGATATTTCTTTTTTAACAGATGCTTTTATATTATACTTGCTTTCTAAATTTTTAACAATAGTAGGTAAGCCTAACTCTTTGTTAGAAACAACATAGCTAATAACTTTCTTCCAGTTTTCATCTCCTATATCTAATGTTGCTTTTGTTTTAACTCCTGGAGTTTGTTTCTTTTGATTACTTATTGCGTTCATTACTTCATTAGCTGAAGCTACTGATGTATCTAATCCAATGCCAAAGTTACCTAACGCCCTACCCCAAGCAGATGTTTCGCAGTTTTCTACATAAGATGTTTTGTTTATGTATGATGATCCTTTATACTCTTCAGCTATACCGGAGGCAATCAACCTACCAGTTGAATCTTTTATTTCAGCCTTTATCATAATTGATTCAGATGTTTTGTCTAAAACAACAGAGTCTAAAGTGTACTCAGAATATACTTCTCTAAAGTATTTTAATCTTGTATGAACTTCAACGTAGTCCTTTCCCTTTATGTTGATGGTTTTTAATTTATCCATTTTCTTTATTATATTTAATTAGTTTTTTAGTATAGTAAGAATACCTTTGTAATATGTATTCTCTTTTTGTTTTTAAGTTTTTAATAAACTTATCATTCTTCCTGGTGTTTACTTCTAACCTCATTTTATCTTCTATCAGTTGTAATTTATGTAAACAATTATTAATGTTCATTACAATACAACCTTTTTCCCAACCATATTGTTGAAATAATTTATATTCATTATCGTTTAACTCTTGAAAGTAATCTCCATTTCTGGCACAGTTTAATATTTCTGTTTTGCTTTCAAACTTTTGCAGTTTAAATCCATAGCTAACTAATGATGTACCTAATTCTTTTTTTAAAATTATAGGGTCTTTTTGTAATGCTTGATTATATAACTGATCTAAAGAATACATTACTTTACTTTATTCTTAATCTCTTCAAGTATATGTTTGTAGTCAGGGTCGCTTTCTACAAATGCTTTTGCCTTTTTGTAACCATGAACTAATGTAGAATGTTCTACTGGTAAACCATTTTCTTCCATAAATCTTTTGATGTATGAGAGTCTAATTGGTCTTTCTTGTGCAAGAAAATATAACATTTGTCTTGCCTCAACGATTTCTCTCTTCCGAGTTTTTGTGTACATTTCGCCTAATGTAAGGTGGAACTTATCAGCTACCGCCTCCGCATATGCGTCAAAAATATCTTTCTTCATTTAATTTTATTTTTTTACAATTATACTACTTATATATATATTATACAAGTTTTTTTTATTTTTTATTAAATTTGTTTTGAATCTCATTTATCCTTTCTAAAGTAGCTATTGCCTTTTCATAACTCATTCCTTCGGTAATCAGATTATCAATTTGTAATTGCTTTATCTCCATTTGTAAATGGTGAATAGCTTTCTCTATATCCTCTATATGCTTTGCTATATCAGACATTCCTTCTTCTTTTTTCTTACCACAACGCATCAAATATGTAAGGGCAGTCCCCACATTATAAGTTGCTGAAAATCCGTAGACTACTTCTGATGCGTGGTAATTATTTTTTCCTATATAATAGTCTGGAGTGTTTCTTATTTGTTTCATTTAATTTAATTTAAAATTTATATTTACTCATATCATTACGAATAATTTCTCTTTCAAATGGTTTATATTCGTATTTGTCTTCTGCTAAAATAAATCTTTTTTTGTATTCAATCATGCCTGAATATTTAAAATAATTATCAAACTCTATCAAGTTTGTTTTATTTTCTACATGATATTTATTGATCTTGTTTTTTTGTTTCTCTTGAAACACAAGTGTCTTGGGTAGTTCTTTCATAAATTTAATTTAATTTGGTTTTGTGTAGGTTTCCACTCATAATAATATAAAGTGTATGTTTTATCTCTTCCAAACTTATCAGGAAATGTTTTTTCAGCAAGAAGGGGTGTGTTTTTGTCTATATACATATTTTTATCTTCATACGACAAAAGTATAGAATCAGTAGAGTTTTGTAAAAATATTTCTTTATTTGAATAAGGTAATGCAACAAGAGTTTGTTTGGATAATGAGTGTTTTATTTTATATCCTGGAATAAGTTTTTTTAATTTATAAGTTGTTGGGTTTATCATTTAATTTAATTTAATTAAGAGGAAGTGCCTAATAGTATTAACTGTTCTGGCAATATCGCCTTTATAGACACCTCCTCGTATTATAAGGGGT